TTATCCCAATACTCTTGATCTTCGGGCGTAGTTGATTCTTTAAGTTTTGCTTGCATTTGTTTTCGTTCAGCATACCAACGTTCAAGCAGACCTGGAACTACACCTTTACGTTCTGTAGTAAAAATAGTTCCATTGGCACTTAAAACCCAATCTTTGTTACTGTCAAAAATTAGTCTCCAAACATCTGCGGCACTTAAAACATCAGAGCCGCCGCTTTCCCAGTCTACGGTTATTTCGGTACCTACTTCACCATTCATAACTGCGGTGTATTCTAGACTGCCAAATAAACCTTCCCATGCTTCAGCAAAACTTGTGCCTGAATCGATTTTTTCTTTAATGTATCTATCAGTCATAATAGGACGAAGTTGTCCTACGATTGTTTCTGGTCCCATGTTGAGGGCTCTAATAGCCGAGGGATAGAGACTGTTGATGTCGATGGCTCCGATCCATTCGTGCATACCCCTTTTGGGATAAGCAACATAGGCACCTGCCGCTTGGGTTTCTCCTCCCTCTTCCCTGCCTTTCCGGTTAGGAACGACCAATCCTTGACTGTGTGCTTCATTGATAATTGCCTGCTCTGTGGTTGCAACTGCACCCATTGTTGTCATAAGCAACACCGTGTTGTCATGAGCAATGGTATTTGCTAAATCTAAAAATTTTAATTTTTTGTCTAGTTTGGCAAGTAGTTTTGTATCTTGCCTGTTATATTCAATAAATGTAGTAAAATCTTTATTGTATAGTTGATCCAACGTGCCTTCATAGGCAGTTTTACGTTCGTCTAATTCATATTCACCAATTGCATCTAAACTATAACTATGACGTTCTTCATAGGTATACTTTCTATACAATTGCATATAGTCCATGTGTACACGGCCGATAAGATCAAAAGTAATTTGGCTTGCACCAAATCTTTCAAATTCGCGTTGTTTTGGATATTGTCCCCATAGACACAGTCGTCTGGTGTCGTCCTTACTTAATACTCTTGTGATACGCCCCACGGTGTAGGGAATATCATATCCCTCACTATTCCATCCGCTGAGGATGTCAGCATCATCTATTAGATTTAAAAAAGTATCTAACAGTTCTTCTTCACGTTCAAAAATATAACAATCAGTGTATTTGGATGCGATTTCTTCTGCAGTTTCCCAACTCATTGATTTCGGAGGGATCGCCAAAGTAACCAGTTTGTCCAACCAATCCAAATAGATGCTAATTGCATTAATTTTATTAAATGGATCACTGACCGGACTGAACCCCCGCACTGGGTCAAAATCAACCTCAATGTCAAAGAATGCTGTTTGTAAACGCGGGGGATCAATGCCTAAATAATTTTCTTCAAGACATCTGAAAACTGGTTTAAAATCACTTTCCCAAATTCTTTTGTTACCTTGAATTCGAAGTTCTTTTTGAAACTCTTTATTATTTCTGGTTGCAAATCTTGATACTGGTGTACCATAGATGGTTCTATGTTTACCCTTGGGATCATCATAGTAAAACACATAGTTGACAGGATACTCTTGATAGATCCTTTCACCTTTAATTCGTTCAACAACATGAATTCTATCACGTTGCCTGTCGTAGAGTGCATCAACGTAACTCATTATAGAGTCTTGCCAACAGTTTCCAAAATGGTGTTTAGTTCATCGTGATCGCGATTTGTTTCGCCTAACTTTGATTTATGGGCAATTTTAATGGCTTTTTTCAAGGTTGCCGGTTTAATTTCTAATTCTTCTGCTACTGCTTTAATTGTGTCATTCAAACCTGCATTCAAGTCTTCTACTTCTTGCAGTACAGTCATACCTTCGTTAATCAACTGGGTAAGTTTGATTTTAGCATCACCGGAGAAAGTTCGATTATAATCACTCATAAATTTTTTCCTTAAAGTAAGATTTTAACAGAAATTTATTCTTCTGTAAACAGATATTTTTTAGTATGGTTATTCAACCAAGTTGCGGGCGGTTCATTCGTATCATTAAACGTTTGACCTACATGATACCAATTAATATAGACTTTGGTCAACGATAACAAGTAACGATCATAGCCATCCTTTTCTGACTCTTGATCTAGTTCGGGATTGCGGTCAATGTTGCTGATATGATCTTTCCAAAATAAGGGTAATTCTGATTCTATAAAACGATAGTCCGCACCTGTATCTGCATCTACGGTATAAAGACTTTCTGCACAAGGATTTACATTTAGACAATCATTATTTCTGTCAGAGTAGCCATATCGAATATTAATGGATTTGTCAAAAAATCCCGGCGGAATTTCCATGGGAGGGCAAGTGTCAGGTCCGATTTGGACATGCGCATATCCATCAAAATGCCTAAATTGTTCTTTAGTTGGGATATAAAGTTTATTTGTAACCATACCGATACTATTCCAATGTTCTGTTCTAAAGATCATCATATTTGGATCTTTGACTGCATCGATATACTGATTGAAATAAATTCTTTTCATCACACGTATAGCATCGTTATTGACCATTTTATAATGAACATAGTTAGCACATTCAGTTAGTTCACCGGAATAAACGTAGGCAGCACGTATACTTTCAGGCCAGTGACTGGTCATCAACACTGCGTAAGGATCCGGATCATTTTTAATGAATTCTAATCCTTTTTGGAATGTATCAATATTACTGTCCATAAAAATATGATCCTCATTGCCAGCAGGAAAAATAAGGTCATCGTCTAGGTCAGCAATTGAATCTTGAAATTGCCGCCACTGTGTAATATTATCGGCTCGATACCAATTAAGCACTAGTTTATCTTGAGGGAACAAAGATCTAAGCCAAGACTCCATTTCTGCTTCTCGGCCTTTGTGTTCATCTGCCAATTCTAAATTAAAAACAAATCTACTGACCAACGGTGCCAACGGAGCAAAACTTGCGAAACTGTATCTTGCTACATCAAATCTATTATCATTTCTAAGATTGTATCTCACAATATTTTGAGGATTCAATCTTTGATCTGTAATTTTACAATTAAACCAAACTATCATATTATTCCTTTATTAATGCGATCAAGTCGCTACAAATTCCAAATGTTTTAAATTCTTTTATTTCTTGTAAATTCCAAAAAATTTCTGGCAGTACCATTACGCAATTAGATTTAGTTGGTAGTCTGCCTGGATATGCCCAAACTGTTCCATTACTTGTTAGTGTGTAATCATCATTTGTATGCCAGAAACAATTAAGTTTGTATTGTAAACAAATATCAAATGCTTGTCTATCTTTACAATGGATCCATAGCATGTTTTTTCTATCTAATAGATACTGCATATTAATAGCATGATCCAATGTGTCATGCCCCAAGTATAAATCGCCTTGTTGATCTGTGCGTAAATCAATCTCTACGTCATAACCTTTGCTGATTGCTGAATCTATAAAATTTGGACTATTTTCTAATTCGGGCTGTTTACCAGTTAAATTGCCTCTGTGAGATATGAATTTCATTTTTTGTTTTCCAAATAAAATTTCAAATCCTCGGGAGTACCTAACCCCCACATTTGATCAATCATTTTAATTCGAATTTTTTTATTATCTAAGATTGCTTCATTGAATACGGGGCAGACATAAAATTCATTATTAACTCTAATATTTTTATCAATCATTTGTTCAGCGTATTTGACATAGTCTGATCCTTTTTTCCAATAGTAAATGCCTACAGTTGCAATATTAGAAATAGGTTTTTTTTCTGCCACTTCATTTACAAAGCCTTGTTCATCTAATTTAACGAAACTCCATTTTGGATGAGTTGCAGTAAATGTTACTATGCCTGCATCAATACCATCTGCAGTAAATGCATAAAGACATTCATTACTATTCCACTCTACAAATTGATCGCTATTAGCAATTAACAGTGGACTGTTAGAGTCGATTAAATCTTTGGCCAGTAAAGTTGTACATGCTGCTCCTTCTGTCACACCTTCAGTTATGACTATGTCACACCCTGGTTTAATAAGATTTAAAAATTGTTTAAGATTATATTTTTCATAGTGTTCACGTTGAACTATAAAAATATAGTGTGCATCTATACATAAATTATCAACAACAACTTGTATCATGGGTTTGTTATTAACGTCAATTAAAGGTTTAGGAAAACTATAACCTGCTTGTGCAAACCTAGATCCTGCTCCTGCCATTGGTATTAAAACATTCATTTTATTATCTTTCCAAGGTATTGATGTTTTT